ATCATCAGTAATTCCATAAATGCTCCTTTTTCCTCAAAGGACATTCCCAATGTTCCACCTAACCAATCATTAGGATAAAATAAAAATGCAGGATCTTTTGCCATAGTGTAAAAAAAATAGGCTCGCAGGAAATCAAGTGAAGCAACCACCTGAAACCATTGAGCCATAAAAAATTGATTAGTGAAGTTGCTTTTCACTCTTATACAAATATACTAAATTTCAGGTGTAATCCAAGCATAATACTTTAAACTACCAAAAATATGCAAATGGCAATTCTCATATCGCTGCCGAAACAAATCATCATAACTCATCAAATCCATAACCAATATTTTATAATGAATTATAGTGGTATGATGCCTGCCTCCTAACAAATCACCAATCTCAACCAAACTCATATCGCAATAAGGATAATTCAAAATAATATCAGTAATCATCGCCCTTGCAAATACATTGTTTGTTCTCCTGTTCTTTCCTTTAATATCCTCAACAGACAAGCTAAAAAAGAGAGCCACCTTTCTGATTATTTCCTGTGCCGGTTTTCGGCTTAGATCGTTTATCATTTCTAACTTCACTAATTGGTGATTCCTGCATGGATAACATCTCTGTATCATCTTTTGTTTTTAAAATTGGGGTGCTGCTTATGTCCTTTGCTTTCACATGAAACCTATCACCTCTTTCATTCACCACAAGAATCATATCCACAAAATTACCTAACACACTTATTCTATCACCTACCTCACCATAGCAAATTTTAGTTGCAGCACCCCTGACATTGGATTTTAAATATTGCCAAATCATCTTGACAATGTAGTTTTTATAGAACTTGTTGAAATCTTTGTTGGCTTGTATATCTTAAACACAACCCCATCCTCATCAAAGCTATCAAACCCATCATCCGGAATAGCCTTCAGGAATGTTTCCCTATCCTTAATCTTAGATTCAATAAACTCCTTATCTGCTAATAAATTTTGATGCACCTTATCTCCGCAATTAGTGTAGTCATATTTAATGCCAACCTCTGCAAGTTCAATCTTGGTGCCTGTTGAAGTTATAACATTTGAGCCACTCTTTGAAATTTGATCCCTGACAATTTCAATAAATTCCTTATTGGCTTTGATTTCTTTTATCAGATAATCCATTTTTGTAAGCAGTTCCATGCTTTCAATTGATTTGCCTGATTCATCCACCTGAATGACAAATGATTCAGCAATGACTTTTAAATCTGATTTGTTTAATGATGTGTTGATTGTTGGTAGATTATACATGATTGTTTGTTTTATAGTGTTTGGAAATATTCTTTAACCTCCTTGCTCAACTTATAATGTTGCAGGATCTTTTCAACAGTTGTTTCCTTATTAGATAACTTTTTTACCGCTCCAAGGTATTCAACAGATGCCCTATTCATCCAAGGTCTGCTATCATCCGCAGGATTGCTCTTGCCATGTGTAGCCTGATTAGCATCATCATCATCATCTATATTCAATGATAATACTGCTGCCAATGCATACCTCCGCTGATACGTTATGCAGCTACCCCTGCCTTGTGGATCATCCTTAGCAGGCTTCATTTCATATTCCGAACTGATGAACTCCCCTGATTCATGCATCAGGATAGTTGTTAATCCATACTGCCCGGAAGGAAACTGCCCAATTGATAATCCTGATTCAACCAATGGATCATTGATTGATTCCAAGATGTTGGATAATGAAGCATAGCTGCTTTTGAAAAATGGATTCTTAGCATCTTTTTTAATGCTGCCGACTTTAACGTGAAAGGTCATTAATGCCTTTGCGATGTTTTGGATTGATTCTGATTGTTGCATGTTGTTTTGTTTAAAGGAAATTTTCAATTAATAATGCCGCTAAGATAATGATTGTGATTGTCAGATAGTCTTTTGTTTTCTGTGTCATGTTGTTTTGTTTATTGTTGAATATAATCTTTCTTTTAATGCCTCCTCACCGCCTAAGGCTTTGATTTTACTTGCTTGGATGAACAAAGTAATGATTTCCTTTTTGTCATCCAAAGGCTTCCGCCCTCTTTTTTTAGCTTCCATTGTAATGTTTTCCTTTTCAATTTCCATGTGTTTCTGTTTTTATTTGTGAGTGATTAAATTCATTTGTTAATTCGTTCATTCGTTTTTCAAAGAAAGGCAGTAGCTGCTTCATTTCTAAGCAGTTGCTTTTTTCAATTTCCTCCATTATAATTTCAAATAGAGATTTCATTTTGATGATCAGTTGATGTACTTCCATGTTGTTTGTTTTAAAAGTTAATGCAGTTTGTAGGATGCTGCTCCCCCGGTTTTTAATTAATTATTATTTTGTTAATAATGAATCTGCGAATTTTAATAATAACTCTGATTGGATTTTATTTAGTTTCAATGTTTCAAATCCTTTATATTGAAATTTTGCATTTCCGTTTTTCTGTTTGGTTACATGTGTATCTGTTTTGTTTAACCAACCACTATTCTGACCAAAACTATGTACTTCAATTTTTATTGAAATTTCATTTACTATTTCCGCTTGTTTAATTGTTTGTGTTTTTGTTTTCATTGTTTTCATGTTGTTTGTTTTAATCGTTTTCATTTTGTTTGTTTTAATTGTTAATGATGATGCAATCTACAACCTATATTTCAATTAATATAATATTTTTAATACTTTTTTTTAATTCTTTTTAATACTTATTATAGTGTATTGAAAACCAATCAGTTATGCAGGAAAATAAATTTGAAAAAAAAGATCCCACCATAGAAATAGCAGGATTCAAATTAAAACAAACAACAAATCAAAATGTAATATACACAAAAAATCCCACCATAAAAATGGCAGGATTATAAAAAAAACAACTGTATAGAGGAACATCAGTCAGATGATGTACCTGCACCATCATCAAATAATTCATCATAAAGATCATTAACACATTTGTCAATAATCCGCAAACTCTTAAACCTGATTCGCTTTATTCTCTTATACGCTGCATCCGATTGCATTTTTTCATCTATATCCTCAATGCTGCTCAAAGCAAAATAAGCACATTGGATATATTCCGCAGGTGTTGTAAGTTCCATTTCAAACTCCATCTCCTCCGGCACTTCTTCCGCTGCTGCTTCTTCTTCCTCAGGCATGATGATTATTTTAATATTTCAAGATCAGGTCTTTCCATTTCAAGAAACTCAACAGGAATGTTTTTGCTTATCCTAATACTATTTTTTTTCCTCAACTCCTTACCAATGCTTTCAATTATAACAATCGCATCCGATGGGTGCATTCTCCTCAGTAAATTCAATATCTGATTCCTCATAATGTTTTGCCTTTGTATATTCTTTTATTATGAAATTTATAATCCTTTCCATTAGCATCTAACTCAACCCAAGCATAGCCATGATTCCATTTATTTAGTGGCATATAGGCAGGATGCAATTCTGATAGGCAACCAATGCTCCAAGTTGTAACAATCTTGCCATCCATGTCTGATTCAGTATGCTCACTTGTCTGATGGTTATGCCCTTGAAATGCTGATACCTTTCCCCTTGTGTATAACCCCCTTGCAATGTTTACCGGTGCAAATGCGCCTCCCCTGTACTCATGCCCATGCAAACCATTCAGATCATTCAATTTCATATACTGATTTGAATCAATCATTTCAATGCCTCTTTGCTTTGCCCGGATAATATTGCTAAACTCAAAATCCTCAATGCCTGAAATCTCATGTGCCTTCATGAATAGAAAATCCTGATACCTTGCCTCATGATTGCCTATCTTGAAAAATATCTTGCACTTCAAAATCTCATCTAATTTATCCAAAAATAATCTTAATGTATCAATCTCAAATTTAAAGTCCTTTTTCTTTGGATCACGCACAAACCTGCTCAACGTATGTATATCCAAAGTATCACCATTCAATAGCACCCCATCCACATTTTCCATTTTAAGGCACGTCAGAGCCTCAGTAAGCGCATTAAGATTATGATAAGGCAAATGTATGTCTGATAGTATTCCAAGCCTCTTAATGCCTTTTATAATGAATGGCTCATATATCACCTCCTCAGATATAGGCAATCCATAAGGATTGAATGGTCTATTTTCCTGCATCCGATAATCCAAGTTTGTTTTCAAATTCCTTTTTAAATCGCCATTTTTGCCCTCAATCTGCCTGAGTAAAGTTCTGATTGATTCAACGTTATTCCACATCAAATTATTCTCCTTGTAAATAATCCTTGCTAATTTTAGAGATGGCATTTCCATTCCATACTTATCCCTGTAAGATCTTATAATCTCAGTTTTGTTCATAGTACAAATTTGTTTCCGCTTTTCTCCTATTAACTAATCCTTTTAATGTTTTCAGTTCCCCATTAACCCTTGCCTTTGTCCATTTCATAAACTCATCACCTATCAAATCATCATTGGAATTTTGCTTCATTATCCGGTACAATGTGCTTTTCAGAAAATTGCTTATCCCTACATTATACACAAAACTGATAATGGCATCAAATTGATTCTGATTTATATTTAACTTTGGTAATTTTGCAGCAATAATATCTGCATGAAACTTTAATAAATCCTCCGCCCTTTTGATGGAAATTAAATCTCCTATTGTAATCGGTTTATTATCCTCATAGAATGTCGCACCATAACCTATTGAAACCTTCCCTGCCGGGCAGATATATGATTTTAAACATAATCCTTCAAACTGCTTAATAAGATTAATGCACTTTTGAGATGGCTTCATTTTTTCTTAATGAGGTAATATATCCAAAGTAAAAGGAATAAAATTACAAATGCAATAGTAGAGTAAAGAAAAATCTTATATTTTTTAAAATACTTTTCGGATCTCTTTTCTGCTTTCCTAACTTTATCTTCAAGTATATAAATCTTCGCTGAATCAATTTTATAAATAGCCGGAGCATTGATGATCTTTTGTTTTATTACGTTTATCTTTTTGTATATTACCCTCACTTTCTCATTGATAAAAGTGTCAATCATTACACTATCATGAATCAACTCCTGAAATAATGTATCTACCTGCAACCTCCATTTTACAACCTCATGGCTATCACTACTGATAGGATACCATGATTGAAATTTATTTGCAGTTACCAATGGCTGCTTTGAGTGTGCTTTATTTAGATCTTTCTCTGCTCTCTTTACTCCATAGCATCCAACCAACAAAAAGGAAATAAGTATTAAATAAATGTATCTCATAATAATAAGCAGCAGTAAGGGATTCAAACCCTTATCCCCCTGACAATGCAGGGATGTTATCCAAGATGCTATTCATTCACATTTACACCAACTGCTGCAAGTAATTAAACTATTTTTGTTTCCGCTTTTACTCTACCAATCAAAGCTAACAATGCACCAAATGCTGCCATAACCTGAGAAAATAAGTTCATAATATTTCCCTGAGCATCTTTGATTGCTTCAACTTGTTGTGTCAGTTGATCATAGTCAGTTGATTTCGGCAGTTCCAAACCATCAACACCAAGATATTTGTTTAATGCAAATCCAACAAATGCAATAACAATTCCCCAAATAGTTCGTGATTGATACCACTTTTTAGTTTCCATTTTTATCTGATTTTAATTGATTTTTTCTTTTCTCATTTCCTGCATACCAATAATAACGCATGGCAAGGATTCCCGAAACTAATGCAATAATTGAAGCGCAAAAGCTAACAAAATATTGAGCATCATTTAATGATAACCATGATAATACTCCACTAAATATTGAAAGTATTAAATTAATTATTGGTGTGTAATGATTATTCAACTCCATTCTTTTTGTATCTTAATAGTAAATAAATAAATCCAATAGTTAATGTGCCAATTTTGAGTAGCATATACTCATTGATGTTTACCCCAAATTGATAACCAAATAAACTAAATATCTTATACTCAGGATAAGTTCCAATCCCTAAAAATATTACTGCACAAACACAAATAATTAAACTTACAAGTAAATAATTTTTCATAGGTTATTTTTTAGGTAAATAGTATCCTTTTGAATATTGCCTTCACGATCCCAACTTGTAACAATCAAATCATGTGATCCCTCATTGACAAAGTTTATTGTTGTATCAAATGGAAATGTTCCGGGACGCTTCTCAAATAGTTTTTTACTATTAAATTCTACATTCCAACCAT